ATTCTACATTTTTTCAAAATAAAACTTAATCATCATAAACAAGACATTCTGGTTCATCCGGGTTGGCATCGCAGAATAGTTCTAAAGCATTAGGATCATGTTTATCCTCTGGATGATGATCCTTGTATTCTTCGAGTTCCTTTAGCTCTTCAGTTAAATGTCTGACCTTTGGAAGATTGCCCTCTGCTTTTGCAGATTCGATTTCCGATTGATCTTTTTGGATGTGTTCGTCAATGGATTTCATTTTAAGCTGTTCGTACTTTAGTAGACATACATAACATAGTTAATTTCTAATGAAATTGCATTATCTATGAACTAAATAAGTGTTCATTACAACATCTTTTTTGGGTCGAAATTGATTTATATATTTTTTAAGACTCTAATCTCATTATTTCCTTAAGCGATGGTAAAACTGGGATTAGTTGATTTGGGTTTAAAGGGAATAAAGCTTTGTAGTAATCTTTTTTCCATTCATTGTCGTAGCATGTCTTATCTACATTGGATAATTTAAAAAATTTTAATCTCCATTCAATAATCTTCTCGAAATTTGATAGTTCTTGTTCAGTACATTTAAAAAGTTTGCTATATATTAATTCCCATCTTATAAGCGTTGGGAAAAGGTAAATATCTGCATAAGTCAACTCTTCTCCAAATATCCAGTCACCTTTATTTTTCTGTAGTGAATTTTCAACCTCATTTAAAGCTCCGAAAAGATTTTTACTTGCTTTTTCATAAGCTGACTGGTTTCTGGCGAATCCGCATCTATATACGCCATCATTAATGCTGTTATGAATTAAATCTAAAAACTTTTGATTACAGTTTTTAATATTTAATGTCTGATATTTCGATTCACTTTCTATTGAATTAAGAATTTTTATTATTTGGGAACTTTCATTAGACAAGATATTTACTTCATTTTTTACAAAACTAATTAAGAGAGGTAATGTCGCTCTGAAAATTATTTTTTTATTAGCTTTTTTGTAAAGGTCAGAAAGCCTTATACATCCTTGAATCTTTGTATTGAAAATCCACTCGCCATGCTCAACATCTGCTTTTAAAAAAATAACTTTAACTTTTTTAGATAAATGTTTTATTTCGTGGACTAGTAAAGTTCTTTGACACCAAGGACAAGAATTCCCTACAAATAAATAAATTTGTCCATTCTCTTTATTAATATCGTATTTACTATCAATTGTTATACCTTTAGGCCTTTTATAATTACCATGTAAATCTGATGGTGCGAAACCATTCATTAATTGGGTCCAAAACCAAAACCAGAATTTTCTGGTGGCCTTTATAAGGTATTTATTTTGCATAAAATTTTATTTTTAATGAAAAAATGACTCTTCAAAGAATACTTATCGTTTCAGGAACTCATGGGAATGAAATTAATCCTGTTTGGGCGGTTCAGAAATTTAATAGAGAGGAAAATATTTTAAATCATGGTATCGAGTATGAGTACATCATAGGAAATCCTGTTGCCTATGAAAAAGGTTACAGATATATAGATGAAGATTTAAATAGATCTTTCAAAGAAATTAAAAATCATGATCAAGACAATAATAGTGTTTATGAAATTAATAGAGCTAATTTTTTAGTCGATCAATTTGGAATCCATGGATCTAAGCCGTGTCAAATTGCAATTGATTTGCATACTACTACTGCAAATATGGGAACAAGCATTGTTTTATATGGGAGGAGATTCAAAGATTTTTGTTTAGCTGCATTACTGCAGAACAAATTTGGATTGCCTATTTATTTGCACGAAAAAGACAAAGCCCAAACAGGCTTTCTTGTAGAAGCTTGGCCATGTGGTTTAGTTATTGAAATAGGAGCTGTCGCACAAAATTTTTATGATCCAAAAATCATAGATAGATTCTTAATAATCATTAGATCTTTAAGAGAAGAGATAGATAAATTAAAAAACAACCTTATAGAACTTCCAAAGGAATTGGTTGTTCATGTTCATCAAGGGAGTGTAGATTATCCAAGAGATGAAAAAGGATATATTGATGGCCTAATACATCCTGAAAGAATAAACCAAGATTGGAAAATGATTAAAAAAGGAGATCCATTATTTATTGATAGCCAAGGAATAATTCACAAATATGACCGAGACCAATTGATTTGGCCTGTTTTTATTGGAGAAGCCGCTTATAAGGAAAAAAAAATTGCGATGAGCTACACAAAAAAAGAAGTGATTTGTTCCAAAAAACAATGGGTTCAAGAGTTTGAAAGTCTTTAAATTAAGAAACCGGAACAATAAATCGCTTAAAACTAATAAGGATTTTTTATTTAATAGATAAGTTTATTTAATATTTTCTGCTTTTATCTTTTTTTGATACTTTTAGAATTTTTAAATCTAAATCCTTTCGCTCCAGTAAATAACAGCTCCAAAAGCCTCTAATTGCAGTCTTCTTTGCTTAGCTTCTTTCAAAGAAACTACTTCTTTGGACCTTCTCCCATTTAGAAGCCATTCAATTATTACCAAGTCAAATCCTCAATATCAAAGAAAATGTTAAGACATGGAGGTTGTATTTTTCTGGTTTGCAAGAAATAAGTTTACTTAGAGAAAAGTAATTTACACATTTTCAGCAATTTTGGTCTAAAATCTTGACAGCGGAATTTTATTTCGTTTTTATTTACGCGTCTCAACTTAGAGACATATTTTACGAACTCATGACAACTATTCAGCAGCAGCGTTCTTCGCTGTTAAAAGGTTGGCCACAGTTTTGTGAGTGGGTAACATCAACTAACAACAGAATTTATGTTGGTTGGTTCGGCGTCTTAATGATTCCATGCCTTCTTGCAGCAGCGGCTTGCTTCATCGTTGCATTCATCGCAGCACCACCAGTAGATATTGACGGAATTAGAGAGCCAGTTGCTGGTTCATTCCTATATGGAAACAACATCATCTCAGGTGCAGTTGTTCCTTCTTCAAATGCTAATGGTCTACACTTCTACCCAATTTGGGAAGCAGCTACTGTAGATGAATGGTTATACAACGGAGGACCATATCAACTCGTTATATTCCACTTCCTCATCGGTATCTCAGCTTACATGGGACGACAATGGGAACTTAGTTATAGATTAGGAATGCGTCCTTGGATCTGTGTTGCTTATTCAGCACCAGTATCTGCTGCATTCGCTGTATTCTTAGTATACCCATTTGGTCAGGGTTCATTCTCTGATGGTATGCCACTAGGTATTTCAGGTACATTCAACTTTATGTTCGTGTTCCAAGCAGAGCATAACATCCTAATGCACCCATTCCATATGGCTGGTGTAGCAGGTATGTTCGGAGGATCTTTATTCTCAGCAATGCACGGTTCACTTGTTACTTCATCTCTAATCAGAGAAACAACAGAGCAAGAGTCACAGAACTATGGTTATAAGTTCGGACAAGAAGAAGAAACATACAACATAGTAGCAGCACACGGTTACTTTGGTCGTCTTATCTTCCAGTATGCTTCTTTCAACAACTCAAGAAGTCTTCTCTTCTTCCTCGCAGTATTCCCTGTTGTATGTGTATGGTTAACCTCTATGGGTATCTGTACAATGGCATTCAACTTGAATGGTTTCAACTTTAACCAATCAGTTGTTGATGCTAACGGAAAAATCGTCCCAACATGGGGTGATGTTCTTAACAGAGCAAACTTAGGTATGGAAGTTATGCATGAAAGAAATGCACACAACTTCCCATTAGACTTAGCATCTGCTGAGACTACAGAAGTTGCGTTAACTGCTCCTTCAATCGGATAAGTTGACAACCATATATTAGTCTGATACAATGGGAGGGAGACCTCCCATTTTTTTATGGAAATTTTAATTTATACTACATCGGGATGTTTTTATTGCGATCAAGCAAAAAAACTATGTGAAAAAGCGAATGTTGATTACCGAACTCAAGAGGTAGGTGTTGACATAACTAGGGAGGACTTTACTACATCATATCCTCACGTAAAAGCATATCCATATGTTATAATTGATGGAAAAGAGATAGGTGGTTTAGTTGAAACTGCAAAATTATTCTTAAAAGAAGGGTTAGTAAGTGTCAACAAATAAAAAACTGTCTATAAATAAAGGCATAGAGCTCATGTTAAGGAGGGCTAAAGAAGATGTAAAGACGAAACCTAGTAAGGGTTTCGGAATTCAAAAAGAATTCTCCTTTCTTAAACGCAAGTTCTATTTCAACTTTGAGTTAAGGTGGGAGAAAAATAAGTAAACCACTATACGGAGTTGACATGGCAGATACTACCCTTTTATTTTTTTCAGCGACAACATCATTCATATTTTTATGTGTCGGTATAGTAGCAGGTTGGACTGCCAAGGATTTTGTCCACGATTATATGTGGTCAAAGGATGATTATGAAGCAAGTCATCCAGAAATGTATGACCAACAAGGAAATTGGTTAAACGAAGAATTGCTTCATGTAAAATTTATTAATGAGGAAGACGAAGATGAAACTCTTGATGCATGAGGTACTACAAAAAGTATCAAACGCAAAGACCAAGAAAGAAAAGATTGCTTTGCTTGAGAAATTTAATACTCCAGCATTAAGAATGCTTTTTATTATTAATTTTGATGAGTCTATTGTAAGTTTACTACCACCTGGTAAGGTTCCTTACACACCTAATGATGCACCATTAGGTACAGAACACACTAACCTACAGAAAGAAGCACGATTACTACATCACTTTTTTAAAGGTGGGTCTAATGTATCTCAAAACAAAAGAGAGATGATGTTTATACAGATGCTAGAAGGACTATCTTCTGGTGAAGCAGAAGTATTATGTCTTGCAAAAGATAAACAGATTGGAAAGCGTTGGAAGATTACTAAAGCATGTGTAACTGAAGCGTATCCACAAATTGAATGGGGTGGTAGATCATGAGTGTTACAGTAATACATGAGAAATGTGATCTTGAAAAGCATAACACTATTAAGTTACCATATACCGCATACGTAGTTCAGTATCAGGTTGAAGGTAATCTTGTACATGATATTGCTATGGCACAGAAAGCAGTAGATATATTTGATCATTATTATGACAAATATAAAAAGGAATTCAAATGGTTGAAACAATCTAAGGGTACATTGAGACCTAATCTTTGGAATAACACTGCTAAAGCACCACAGAGAAAAAGAAAGAAAAGATCTTCGGCAGACGGAGAACTAAAATGATTATCTTCTCTTTCATACTTTCATTGTTTGCTAATCATCTACCTGTGATGTACGTTCAAGTACCACAGTGGGCAGATGATTGGGCGGTGTGTGCTGTAGATATACCTGACGCTAAGTGTCATTGGTATGTTGTATCACCTGATAATACATTTGGTGAAGGATTTGATTGGGAGAGTGCTCCTTGGTTTGATGCGAATGGTCTGAATGACATCGCACCAATGCAAGCAAAAACTGTTGTTGAAAAACTACAAGAAAATAATTAATGGCAACTTTGATTTCTAATATGCCCGCAGAAGAAGTGTGGGTTAGAAAAGAATACCTTACTGATTTTAAGTCTGGTCATGGTGAATTTACAAGAGGTGTTTGGGTATCATGTAAGTCAATGCCTGGTAGGGCATTTTATTTTGAGACATACTTACCAGAGTATGCAGCAATCTATGATAAGTTACCTATCAGTGCATTTGTAAGTGAACCTAAGACACCTGATCCTGATATGGATCTACCTAACCTACAGTTCTGGAACTGTATGGACTATGGTGTTACAACTATATGCAAACAGTTTATAGGTTCTATGGACTATGAGTTGTACACTAGAGATTTTGGATCACAGTTAGGAAAGTATATTATCACAATAGATAATTACCATGATGAACCTGATACACCTGACTACAGTACAGCAGAGACACCATCGGAACATAAGAGTCACAATCTTATACAACTAAATAACGGTCAGTTTGCGTTGTATCCTAATAATAGGATGAGAATATATGATAATTCATTGACACCTAAGCAACCAAAGATGCCTGACTTCAAAGTATCCACCAAGATTTTTAGTGTAGAACGTGGTCACATGGAGAGATATGGTGACACAGATGATTACCATTACGGTTTACCCAAAGAATTGTAACAGTCGCTACACATTAAGTTGCATATATAATATAACTGTGTTAATATAAACACAATCGTTCATCCCATGCCATTTCTTCTTTACCTATCTTTATTGGCATCACACGAACCAGTTCATTGGACTATCAAATGTGATCAGTGGTCAGAACTAGCTGTTGAAGTTATGCAAGATGAATATCTTGACGACAGAAGTAAGTCAGAACTGATCAACTATTTTGCTACCAAGGTAGAAGAAGAATGTTTTGAGGACGCAAAAGTTGACTGAAGGAACGGGGCTACAATCCCTACTACTTTGGAGAAACCAAAATGGCACAAGTCACTTACCGTGGTGTCCAGTATGACACCAACAGAGCAAAATCTCAGCAATCAAACAAGGTCGAATTAGTTTACCGTGGTGTAAAACTAAATAAAGATCTTACAACTGCGAAGTAATGGAAGTACTATGGATCAGTGCTGCTTCAGCACTCTTCCTAACCATTATCTACGCTGAGACTTTAATCCTTTATAAGGATGCTTAACTCACTCCCCGACTACATAATGTAATCGGGGATTTTTTATGCAAAGAAGCAGATTAAAAACATTAATACAAGATTTAGAAGACCTACTAGCGGAGTTAAAATCAGAGGTCTACGCAGACACGAGTGCATATATTGACAGTAACGGAGAACAGTGGTATAGTGGTGACGATGATGACGGGTATCCAGATTGAAAGTTAGTATTGTTGGAGCAGGTAACGCAGGTTGTTTCACAGCATTATATTATTCATGGCACGCT